CCCTATTGTGGCCAGCTTCTAACCGCTGCACTTGCCTAGGGGTTATGCCTAACATATCGGCGGCTTGTTCCTGTGTTAGAGCGCGGGCCTTGCGCCATGCCTTAAGGTCGATCATGATTGCACCGCCCCTCTGCGCGCCATAGCTTCCCACCAGTGGCCTTCTTGATTGACGGCTTGCCTAGCAGGAAAGAAACCCCATTGCCCCGAATAATCATCATGGGTTGCCCACCCGCCATTCGGATTATAGCTGCGGCTTTTAACTATCACAGCGGTTCGGGTTGAACGTTTGAGGTAAAGGTTGCCGTAACCCGTGGCGGTATAGCTTAAGCCGCGCTTGTGATGCGATAGCGGCGCTTCTATAACGTCAACGTTGACGGTCAAAAACGGGCCTTGCGGGGTGCCAAGGGCAGCGCCGCCAAAATGCAGCCAAGCGTTCATTATAACTCTACTCCCATTTCACTTGCAACGTCGCTTGCGAACCATTCCACGGCGAAACACAAGCCAATCAATGCAGCATCGCACATATCTTCCCCGCCAAAGTCAAAGTCATCTGGTGAAAAGAGTAGCAAGGCTTGCAATATGGTTTCGGCGGTTATGCCGTCGCGGCTAACAAAGCTTTCACCCGTTTCGTCGCGATAGTCATTAAGCGCCGTTGCAATATCGCGGCGGTATTGATTGGCCATTTTAAGCATTGGGGCGGTATATATGAGGTCATTCCACCAGCCGGTATTTGTGCCGCGCATTGCATCGGTGAAAGCGTCAAGCGTTGACTTTTCCGTCGCTACTCCCGTTTCGCTATAATCGGCGGCGGCTTGCAACATAGTGTTGCGGACATATTGTTTAAGTGAATTTGTCATTTGTTAAACTCCTACTGTTAAAGGTTAAAATTGCGGGCCAAAGATAAAGGCGTCAAGCGCAAGGGCCGCGATTAGGTAAAGCGCGAATAGGGCGCAATGCGTTGCTGTTTGTTTCATTCTCAATCCTTATTCATCGTTTCAATACAACCCCTCTAAACCCGACGCCGCGTCGCGTCAACAAGAAAATGCACAAAATCAAAATAAATTTTCGCCACCCGACGCGACGCCGTGGCGCGCCTATATATAAGGCCTAAAATGGGGGCGTTCCGGACAAGCTGGGAAGCTTGACGCCGATAGGTCCGCAGCGGACCTAATTAGGGCCAAATCGGACCTAAATCGACCGATAGGGCCGAACCGGACCTAAGCAGACCCCCCCTCCCGGTTTATGGGCCAAAATACCCCCTCCCGGTTTATGGAGCAAAATTTAGGGCCATACGATTTCTGGGCCAAAATTTTCCGCCACTCATCCACCCATAAAAAAAGGCCCGCACAATGGCGGGCCTAAAGTGAGAGAGTTTTAATAATTACTTACGACGCCGCGCTGGCTTAGGAGAGAGGCACGGTGTCCCAGCTGCGGCAAACGCCATCCAAACATCAACATCCTGACACATAAGTTCACGTGCCGCTGCACCCTCACCCATTGATTGCAACTGACGCGTCTGCTTCAAGCGGACGCAGTTTTTGTCGGTCCATGATGTCCCAAGCGAAAAGCCAAAGCCAATCCCCTGACCGCCTGCGCTGGATGAACCCATGCAAGTGTCCGAACCAGCCACTAATTGCGGAGCGTATGCCGTGGAAGCCGCTGCGCGATACTGATCGCCCTCGACGTTGACGCTAGAGTTGTTCGCGTTCGAGGTCGATTGGCTTTGATTTGAATTTGACGCAGTATTGCTGGTGACGGGGCCTGTGGTTGCAGACGCCGTGCCGCCGGTAGCGTTGTTCTCGTTGGTGCTCGAAACAGGGCCAACATATGCGCTGCCGCCATCGCCACCGAACGCGGTGTTCTGGTTACTGGCAGAGACGTTCACTGCGTTGTCCAGCGTATTGGTCAGTGGACCTACGTTATTTGTGTTCTCAAGATTGTTGGCGTTGCGGTTTACGTTGCGGTTGGTGTTATCCACGGCATTAAACGCAAGGGCTGCACTGTCGCTGTTGCTCAATGCCGCTGCACCGCTGCTGCTTGTAGAGGCCACTGGACCAACATTGACCGATGGCGAGGTGACCGCCGGGGTTGTCGGAGTTGTGGGCGTTGTGGGTGTGCTACCGCAAGTAGTTTGACCGTTGCCGCAAGTCCCGTTGCCGTTCGCCGAAGACACTGCAAGTGCTTCTACAGGGATTGTTGTTGCTGCGAGTAGTGCAGCCGCGATGATTGTCTTCTTCATGATATTTTCTCCTTGGGTTAAATTAACGTCTACAGGTTTTTAAAGGCCCCATTCTAAACCAGCCTCATGCTCATCGCGGCAAAGTTGCTCCCAGTCCATCCAGAACTCAACCTCTATTTCGCTCTGACGCCAAATGGTGCTAAAGACTGGGCGGGCATAAGCCTCCTCAATCATATTATCAACGATAGTTGCCCAGTGGGGGGCGGACTTAATCGCCCGCATAACAGTGGCCTTGTTGGTCTGAGCCGTCACGCCCTCTTGTCGGCCAATCATAACGGCCTTCGCCACCAAGCCAATAAGTTCACATTTCTTGGCTTCAGTGTCCGTAATTTCACGAGCCTGCAATGGGCTGATCGAAAGCAATGCCGCGCCAGCAATGATAGATAATTTCTTAATCATGATATTTTCCTTAATGTTAAAGTTGCCCTTAGCGGGTGAGTTGAGATTTAGACGGGCCTGACAAAGCCGTCAACAGGTTTTTTTACACCAAGTGCTTTTGCGCATTCATTTGACCAATACTCAAAGCCGTAGATTGGCCAGCCATCCTCATCCAGCGGGTCAAGGCCACGCTTTGCAGCGCAGTCCAAAATCACCATAAGATTGTTCAACAGGTCCGTTGCGAAGAGATGCTTTGGGCCTTCGTGCTCAATGTTGTCGTTCATATTACATCCTATCAATATATCTCATCAAGATACGATCAACATGGCGTGGCAGGCTGTAGTTCAGTTGCTTGCGACCAGCGCCGTAGTAATCGTATTTCTTGCGATAATTTGTCCCATCGACGAATACAAGCATTATTTTAACGTCATCGCCACGGCGCTCCGCAATGGCAATTGGCTTATTGCCACGCTTGACAACAAAGAAGCTGGTGTTCTTGCGGTCACGCTGGCCGCTCTTAGGCAAGGTGGCCCGTTTCTCGTTTGAGATAGCCCCAACAGCCGCCAACATCTCGCTGTAGCGTGCACGGGCGATGTTGCCTTTAGCATCGCGTGGGTAGTCACGACCTTCAACCGTAAAGAACCCGGCTGGCAAGATACCCTTGGCTGCTAGTGCCTTCGCAGACGCCTTGTTCCCGCGACCACCGCCCTTGATGTTTGGCGCGATGATAGCGGCAGGCGATCCGCGTGCGCCAGTGTTATTGAACCGTGTCCCCGCATTGGCAACGCTGCTGCCTTTGCCAAAGGGCTGTATCTTCCAAAGCCCGCGCTTCAAAAATGGCGAGTCCTTATCCATCGCCATTGTCAGTTCAGCAAGTTGGGCAGCGTGAACGTCGCGAACGGTTTCGGCGACAGCACCGACCACCGCCTTCTCAATGGTGCGTGGCAGTTCTAAAAGAAGCTTAAATTTCCTGTCGAGCGTAGTCGTATCGACCTTCACTGAGAGCATTTAAATCTCCTCGAACTCACCGCAGAACGAATGTGGCGAAACTACAGCGTTGTGGAACTTGGCCCTGCCGTTTTCTGTTCCAGTGAACATTGGTGGATACCTTTTGCAGTAGCCATGGACGCCACTTGGACTTTGTTGGAAGAAGTAGCAATCGCGGCACTGCTCATCACGTGTCATGTCGTTTTCCATTTTCATTCACTCTCATTTCTTACATCAATTTGCTCGTTCTGACAAACCTCAATCAGCTTGCCCACATACCATTGGCACTTCTTTAAATCTTCCACCCCGTTTTTCAACTTCCAGCGCCAAAGATATTTTATTGCGTTGGCAGTGCATACCGCCTCCATGCCACTGAGACCATTCACCGCAACGGCGATAGCATCAATACATTCAACCTCACCCTGCCGATAGTGGTTTGGGTTGTTTACGTTGTCCTGCGCTGTAGGTGCCGCTATCGGCATGGGCATGGGGTTGCCAGCGTGGAAGGCCCGAACGCGCTGTGTGACGTTACCCTGTTCACCCTTGAACCATATAAAATGTTGGTTCTTGGTCTTACTCACCTTGATGCGCCGACCTTCTATCTGCTTATAGCCAAGTTCCAACAGCGCAGCGCTCATGGTCCTCGTCTTGGGCAACATTAACCCCTCGGCCTCACACAGTAGGTTCAGCCACGTAACGTCGAGTAGGCTCTCATTTATAATTTCGCAACGATACGTGTCGATGGCGTCCTCGATCACTGAGCGCTCGGTCGTAAATTTCATTGTACTCATATTCCAGTTCCTTTCATGTTAGGGCGCGGTGGCGCGATATTTCCTATACTGTACCTTATACAAAAATATATTTTTTATACCCTCTGTAACCCTACCTTTTCCGTTAAAATATTTTATTTCTCCATATGGACTATATTTCTATTTATCACGCCCTTTTATAAAATATATAGAAATATAGTAGTAAAATCAAGGGTTTAAGGGTAGGGCGCGTTGTTAGGGCGCGATTTTTTAAAAACACCCAAACGCGCCCTTTACGTTAACGTCAAGGGCGCGTTTCGAAAATCAACGCGCCCCGTCAAAATGGGCAGTCATCGACACCCCCGTGGAAGTCACGGACGCGTTGTGTGACGTTACCCTGCTCGCCCTTGCACCACACATAATGATAGCTATTTGTCTTGCTGACCTTGATCCGCCGCCCCGTAACTTGCCTGTAGCCCATCTCCAACAGAATAGCGCTCATGGCCCTCGCCTTAGGTAACACAACACCTTCGCCCTCACACAGCTTATTCAACCATGTAACGTCGAGCAGCTTGTCGTTGATGATGTCACACTGGTGCAGGTCGATGGCATCTTCTATGAGCGACCTGTCTGGCGATACGGCAAGGGCAATCATTTCTTCACGCGCAGAGGTCTGTGGTGCACGCCCCTTGGCTGAGAAGCCCTCGCTGATCTTCCAGTTGCGTAGGAAGAAGGACAGAGCGTCTGCACGCCGTTCGCTGTCATCAAACAACTTGGTGAAGTAGGCATCAGCACCCTGCCGCCCGCCCAGTTCGTCAAACAACTGCTGTTCCGACTGCACCCGCGAGAAGATGGGAGCATAGCGCCTGTCGTTCTCGTTTACGGGCAGCGCGTCCTTATGGTTGGTCAAGAGCAGATACGATTGGAAGTTGGGGACCGTGCGGTGATCCTGCCCCTTGGCTTCGATCTGAATGACATTGTTCGACACGAACGGCTTGAGCCTATCGATGAGTTCAAAGCGGTTATCGCCTGAGATGCGTATTTCCTCAATGACCGCCAGCACAGCGCCATATGCCCAACTGGTAAAGCGACCAGACAGCGCCATTGGCTCAACATTGCGGCACATCTCGCCTAGTAGGTTTTGCATCACAACGGCGAAGTAGGACTTGCCGACGCCCTGTGCCCCTTGCAGCAACAAAGCCCAGTTAATCTTGCTGCCGGGATGCTGAATGATCCACGCCAGATAATCAATGAGCAGACGTTGTTCGTCCTCGTTCTCAATCATAAAGCGAACGTGGTCCATGAACATATCGACAACAGCCTGCCCATCCTCGTCCAGTGCGCCACAGGGCGCGATGCCTGTCTCGCGGTAGGTGTTTAGGTAGCGTTTGCCCTCATGGAGAACAAACTGCCCAGCCCCCGGCCAGAAGAGCAAATCGACCACGGTCTCAATATCGCAGTGATTGGCGGCATAGACAGATGCGAGCATGGCATCGTCGCCGAAAACCACGGTCATAGTGCGAGCGTACTTTTGATTAAAGGCCTCGCGCTTGATGGCGTAGTGCAACTCGCGTTCATAATACTCACAGGTCGATTCGATATAGACCCACGGCTCAAGCCAGTCAGGCTTCTCGACCTCATTCAACTTGCCCTTGGAGGTTGGCTTTAGTTGAGCCTTGATGTCTGATTTCGTAAGCCCGCGGTCCTTGCCCCATGCGTCATAGACCTCTTGGGCCAACAGGGACCGCTTGTCCAAGGGCAGGACGGTGGCAGAGATATTCTGGATGCGTGACTTGAAGTCGTCATACTCCGCCATCTCAGAGACCTTGGAGGCCACTTCGAACAGACGTTCGAAGGCTGAGTTCTCAACGGTCACTGCCACAGAGCGTTCGACCTCAACGCCCTGAGCGCGGGCCAGATGGATGACGGACGCGAAAGTCACAATGCGGGTGGAGTTGCCGAACGAGCGCCACTTGACCTGCATCTGACTGTCATCGTGCTTGTCGGACTTCGCGGACCAATCGACCCACCTCCCGTAGCCAGTGGCTACATCGCCACGGAACTGATGGTGCAGGGCAGCACCGACCCTGATCCACTCGTCATATTCGAGACCCGCCGCAGGGTAACCAGCCAAATAAGCATCGACCTCATCATCGCTGATGTCCAATGGTTGCTCAAGCACAGCGCGTTCGAGATCGTCAGGCCCAGTGGGAGCAGCGGTGTGAATAACGTCCGGCACTTCATATGGTGCGTCGCCCTGCGCCACCGACCATGCGACCGACAGGTCTGGGCAGCTTGGAAGGTACATAAGCTGGTTTGGCACAAACGAGCAGGAGTCAAACGTCAACTCCGGCAACAAGGCCGCAAAGTCGCGGCTGACTTCCCGATATTCGCTAGGCGTTACTGCGCGAGACATTGGCACAACGATGCGTATCTTGGGATGCTCTGGCGTGTGGCTGAACGTCGAGTAGGCCGCGAAAGCACAGTCCAACTGCATAATCAGCATAAATTCGAGGTCATCAATGGTCATTCCGACCACGTTGTCAATGTCCAGCGTCAAAAGCGAACGGTTGAGAAGATTGGCCTCTTTGCGCTCAGTGCTGCTGTATTCACCACCAACAAAATAGCGCCCGCCCTTGCTCACAGCGACCTCGTGCCGCGTCATGCGCTCAACGATTGTGTCCCAAGACAGTGATTTATTCTGCACGGAACCCAGATCGGTTCCGACGGCAATATTATATATCATTCACCTGCCCCAATTAGATATGCCGCCAAGACGTTGAGCGTCTGGACCTTAGGGTTCTCTTCTTTGCCATCGCGAATGCGTATAATGGTGTTAATGTGCAGGCCTGTGCGCTGGGCCACCACGCCGGGGCGTCTATCCAGCAGAGCCTTTCGTATCCACTCAAAATCAACCATTTTTATTACTCCTTTTAAATTGTGATTTTTTCCCTTTACAGGCTCACATGATGGTTGTAAAGCGTAAAGACCAATTAAGCAAAAGGACTAAAAGATGTTGGAAACTGAAATCAAAAATCTCACCGCCGCCATCGAACGGCTCATTGAAACATTAGACAAAAAGCAACTCACCTTGGGTCTTGATGCTCCAGCCGAGCAGCCTGTGGTCGAAGCGCCGAAGGTCGAGCAAGATACACCTTCCGTTGACAGCTTGCAACAACGCTGTTTGGAGATAACGCGTATTGATCGTGCCAACAGCGCAAAAATTAAGGACATTATTGCAGAATATGGCGCGGCTTTACTCAAGGACATTCCAGCCGATAAGCTAGGCGAGTTCAGCACTAAGCTGGAGGCATTGGTGTGCTAACCCCCCGCCAAAGGAACCTAAACGACATTGCCGAGATAGCCGAGGCGCATCGCCTAACGGTCGAGGACATCCTTAGCCCGAAGCGCCATAAGTATTTGGTCAGTGTCCGCCGCAAGTGCGTCTATATGCTGCGTGACAAAGGCTACTCCACCACTGAGATTGGCCGCATCATGCAGCGCGATCACAGCACTATTGTGCACGCATTGCAGAAGAGGATGCAAAATGATTGAACCAGTAACAATAGGAAACGCCACACTGTATCTAGGCGACTGCCGCGATATATTGCCGACGCTTGGCAAGGTTGACGCTGTTGTGACTGATCCGCCGTATGGGATGGCTTTTAGGTCTAATTACCGTAAAGAGAAATACGCCGACATAGCTAATGATGCCGATGAAACAATGCTTTTATGGGCCTGTAATTTGCGCCCAGCGCATTCGTCATATTTGTTTTGCCGATGGGATAACCTTGCCAGTGTACCTAAGCCTAAGTCTTGCTTAACATGGGTAAAGGATAATCATTCAATGGGAGACTTGGCGCATGAGATGGGGCGTCAAACAGAAATTGCGCTTTTTTATGCTGGGCCGGAGCATGACTGGCCAACAAAGCGCCCCACCGATGTAATAAAATGTCCGCGAACGGGCAATGAATACCACCCAACTGAAAAGCCAGTGGCTCTGATGAGGGCAATAATTGAGTGGACACGTGGCACAGTCATCGATCCATTTATGGGGTCTGGTAGCACTGGAGTTGCTGCCGTTCTTGAAGGGCGTAAATTTGTCGGAATAGAACTGCATGAGCCGTATTTCGACATAGCCTGCAAGCGCATTGAAGATGCACAGCGTCAAAAGGATTTATTTATATGACAGCACACGCCAAACTCAGTGCCAGTGGCTCACACCGCTGGCTTGCTTGCCCTGCGTCGGTTGAGGCCGAGCGCAGCATAGCAGACAAGTCATCGCCGCACGCCTTTGAAGGCAGGGTGGCACATGAGTTGGCAGAGGTTGCCTTAAAGAGCAACACGGACGCTGACGAATGGGTCGGCAAGGTTATGCCTGAGACCCATGCTGAAATCACTCAGGAGATGGCTGACCATGTGCAAGAATACATTAACTATGTCCGCTATCACATACCGCCGAATGCCTATGCGGCCTATGAGGTGCGCGTTGACTTCAGTGACTGGGTTCCAGAGGGCTTTGGTACTTGCGATGCACTGATTATCGGCGGTGACACAATGCACGTTATCGATCTGAAGTATGGGGCGGGCGTGCCTGTGTCGCCCGTCGATAACAGCCAAGGGATGCTTTACGCCCTTGGAGCCTATGCTCAGTGCGCTGGTATTGTCGATATACAGAAGATAATCATCACTATCGTCCAGCCGCGATGCAACCCTGACATCTTTGAGGATTGGGAGATTACCATCGACCAGTTGCTCGAATGGGGCGAGTACGCAAAGTCCCGTGCGCTCATGTGCGGCCTGCCTGATGCAGAGTTTAACCCCGGCGAGAAGCAATGCCAGTGGTGTAAAGCTAAGGCCACCTGCACTGCGCTTGCAGCCTTCACTAGCGATGTGATTATGAACCAGTTTGACGAGGTTGATGAACTGACGCCTGTCAACCGCCTGACTGACGAGCAACTGGGCAAGGCGCTGTCGGCTAAGAAGCTTATTATTTCATGGCTTGACGCCGTTGAGGATGTTGTTGTAGAGCGCCTTGGCAGCGGCGTTGCGTTCGAAGGCTATAAGCTGGTGGCTGGTAAGTCCAACCGCCAGTGGTCGAACGAAGGCGCAGTTGAGAATGATATTTATGAATTGCTTGGTGAAGAGGCTTACACAAAGAAGCTGGTAAGCCCTGCGCAAGCGGAAAAGATTGTTGGCAAGAAGCGTGCCTCTGAGATTGCAAAGTTTGTGGTAAAGCCCCAAGGGCGACCCACGCTGGCAAAGTCAGACGACCCGCGACCTGCCGTCAATATCACAGCAGATGATTTTTAAGGTTGCATCCTGTGTATTTTAGTATAATCTTAATCGGCCAGCTGGCTTAAAACGTAAAACCAAAACCTAAAAGGAAAAAGTATATGTCTATTAAACTAAACAACGTTCGCCTTTCTTTCCCATCGCTGTTTCAAAAGGCTCAGTTCAATGGCGAAGAGACAAAGTATGAGGCGACATTCCTTCTCGACAAAGTAAAGCACGCTGCTGTTATTAAAGAGATTGAGGCCGCTATTGCCCAAAAGACCGCAACTGACCTAAAGGGAGCAAAGATTCCTGCCAGCAAGCTTTGCCTGCGTGATGGCGATGAGGTCGAGTATGATGGCTATGCTGGTCACATGACAATCAAGGCCAGCACGAAGAAGCGCCCACTTGTTGTGAACAAGGACAAGTCGCCTTTGACCGAGGCAGATGGCGTTGTGTACAGCGGCTGCTACGTCAATGCGATCATTGACCTGTGGGCACAAGACAATAATTACGGAAAGCGCATTAATGCAACGCTGCTTGGCGTCCAGTTTGCTGCTGACGGTGAGGCCTTCTCATCCGGCGGTTCGGGCGCAAGCGTTGATGACTTTGACGACTTAGACGGAGAAGCGTTCTAATTACCGTAGCCCGTGCGCTATCGTTGGGAGGCGCACGGGCAACCTTTTAAGAGGCCACCCCTCATGATAATTATTGATACAGAAGTCTATAAAAATTATCTGCTGCTCATGGCTATGCACCTTGAGAGCGGCAAAATCGAAACATTCGAGATATACCCCGGACATATTGGCATTGACGGCGTCCGCACGTTGATGACCCGTGATACAACCATCGGCTTTAACTCCATTGGCTATGACTTACCAATCATCGCGGCTGCCCTTAGCGGCAAGACGAACCAAGAGATCAAAGACATCTCCGACAAGATCATTGTGGGAAATAAACGACACTGGCAGCTTGGCATCAAAGTGCCGCGCAACTGGGACCACATCGACCTTATCGAACTGGCTATCGGTCAGGCATCTTTGAAGATTTACGGTGGTCGGCTACACGCCCCTAAGATGCAGGACTTGCCCATTGAGCCTGACGCCAGCATCAGCCCAGAGCAGAGGGCGCAGTTGCGCGAGTATTGCCGCAACGACCTTGAGATGACGGCTATCCTGTACAGGCACCTTCAACCTCAGATCGCCCTGCGCGTGGCGATGGGTGAGCAGTACGGCGTGGACTTGCGATCCAAGTCCGATGCGCAGATTGCAGAGGTCGTGATCGGCAGCGAGATTGAGCGCCTTGGGGGCTGCGCTGAGAAGCCTGTCATCAAGAAGGGTTACACTTTCCGCTACAAAGACCCCGGCTTTATAAAGTTTGCCAGTGCGGACTTACAGGCGATGTTCGAGCGCGTCCTCGCCACGGACTTTACGCTGTCGGCCAACGGCTCTGTGGAGATGCCCGCATGGCTCAAGAGCGAACGCATTACGATTGGCAACGCCCAGTACCAGATGGGCATAGGTGGTCTGCACAGTTGCGAGAAGCGACAGTTCATTGAGGCCACGTCGAACGAGGTGTTAGCCGACTGGGACGTTGCCAGCTACTATCCAAACATCATCCTTGGGCAGCGGCTCTCGCCTAAGCACCTTGGCGATGACTTCCTAAATGTGTTCCAAAGCATCGTGACGCGCCGCCTAGATGCAAAGCGCAGTGGCGACAAGGTGACAGCCGACGTTCTGAAGATCGTCATCAACGGGACGTTTGGAAAGCTGGGCAGTAGGTACAGTTTCCTATACAGCCCTGACCTGATGGCTCAGACGACAATCTCAGGCCAGTTGGCCTTGCTCATGCTCATAGAACGCATGGAGAACACTGGGATTAAGGTTGTGAGCGCCAACACCGACGGCATCGTGCTGCACGCACCAAAGGCGCTCAATGGCCCTATGGAGTGCATCGCTTGGGATTGGATGCTCGACACCAGCTACGAACTGGAGCGGACGAATTACCGCGCCATCGCCAGTCGCGATGTCAACAACTATGTCGCGGTGATGCTGGACGGCAAGACCAAGGGCAAGGGGGTGTTCGCATCGCCCAGCCTTGCCAAGAACCCTGACTGCCAAATTGTCTATGACGCAGTGGCAGCACGCATCGCCAACGGGACGCCCATCGAACGGACTATTCGCAGGTGCGATGACATCCGGCGCTTTGTGACCATACGCAGGGTGACAGGTGGCGCACTGTGGCGTGGGGACAATATCGGCAAGGCTATTCGGTACTACTACGCCACCAGCGTACCGTCCGAGGAGACAATTCGTTACGTCAAGAACGGCAACAAGGTTCCAATGTCAGAAGGCACAAGGCCGCTGATGCAGTTGCCGGATGCTTTTCCAAACGATGTGGACTATGATGTTTACTTGGTCGCAGCTGAAAGGTTATTGTGCGAAGTGGGGTACCTATAGTGTTAGAACGAGACATTGAAGGTAAGGCGGTTAGCTGGGCCAAAAAGAACGGCTGGCTGTCGTTTAAGTTTGTGTCGCCAGCCCAGCGCGGTGTGCCGGATCGCATCTTTATGAAGAGCGGACGGATCGTTTTCATTGAGTTCAAAAGACTTGGCGGGAAATTATCTCCACTACAGGCACATACTATCAAGAAGATGCTTGACGCTGGGTGCGAAGTCCATGTGTGCGACAGCATAGAGGATGGCTGCAATGCGCTACAGATATGATCTCCATGAGTACCAGAAACGTGCCATTCAGTTCATCATGGACACTAAGCGGTGCGCCCTCTGGCTCGACATGGGACTGGGCAAAACGACCTCGACATTGACGGCTGTGAGCGACCTACGCGACTCGTTCGCTGTCGATAAGGTTCTTGTCATTGCCCCTCTGCGCGTAGCGAACACCGTCTGGAAGCAAGAAGCGGCCCAGTGGCATCACTTGCGCCATCTCGACGTTGCTGTCTGCACAGGGACCGAACGCAACCGCATCAGCGTGTTACAGCGCGATGCCGATGTCTATGTCATCAACCGCGAGAACGTCGAGTGGCTGGTCAATCACTACAAGAAAAAATGGCCGTTCGACTGTGTCGTGATCGACGAGAGCAGTTCATTCAAAAACGCCACCAGCAAGCGGTTTAAGGCTCTAAAGAAAATTCTACCAATGACTGAGTACATGGTCCTGCTGACTGGTACACCAAGTCCCAACGGCCTGCTCGACCTATGGCCCCAGACGTATCTTATCGACCAAGGTGAGGCACTGGGCCGCACAATGACGGCTTTCAAGCAGCGGTACTTTGAGACTGACTACATGGGTTACAAGCACACGCCCCGCGCCGGATCGCCTGAGCGCATTTACGAACTGCTTGCGCCCATGACCATTTCGATGTCGGCAGAGGATTATCTCGAATTGCCGGATCGCATTGACCTAATCGAAAGCGTCGAGTTAACCCCTGCCGCACTGATGGCATATCAGCTATTTGAGGATACGTTGCTGGCACAGTTGCCTGACGGCGATATGGTCGAGGCCATGAACGCGGCGGTCCTTGCCAACAAGCTGCTACAGTATGCCAACGGGGCGTTGTACACTGACACCCTTGGCAACTGGTCAGAGGTCCACAGCGCAAAGCTGGACGCACTGGTCGATATAGTCGAGCAGAACAGTGGGGAGAATTTGCTCGTGGCCTACAACTACAAGTCCGATCTGGAGCGCATTCAGAAGAAGTTTCCCTATGCAAGAATGCTCGACAAAGACCCACAGACGGTGGTCGATTGGAACGCAGGCCGCATTAAAATGCTCTTGGCCCATCCTGCCAGTGCGGGACATGGCCTTAACCTTCAACGCGGTGGGTCGATGATAATTTGGTTCGCAATGAACTGGTCTTTGGAGTTGTACCAGCAGTTTAACGCACGGTTGCATAGGCAGGGTCAGGACAAGCCTGTTCGCATCGTCCACATGGTCGTAAATAAAACGATTGACGAGCGTGTCATGTCTGTTCTAGCTAGTAAGGACAGGAGCCAAGCGGCCCTGCTCAGTGCGTTGAAACCAAAAGGATAAATAAAATGGACTACAACACTAAGATGCAAATCCGTCACCTGTGCAGCTACATCACAGACCGCACGGCTGTTCTCAACTATGTGAACCGCGAGAAGAACCTCAAGCTGACGATGAAAGACATTGAGCAAGTAATGTCTAAGGCTCCGCGTCAGAAGCGTTCTAACTTTAAGCCAATGAAGCCTTCGCCACCAGTCGCCACGCACAATGCCCGTGGTTACGATCCACTGGCAATGGCCTTGTTTCAGTATCATGCAAACCGGACAACTGGCGCAGAGCATGATTTCTGGCGGTCCCGGCTGCTCTCAACAAAAGGACGCCGGGCCAAAGTTTCTGTTTGACAAGCATATCGCTTGGGGATAAGTTGAGCATATTAACATTAAGGAGCAAAGTGAACATGATTAAAC